AATGTCAGATACAGTATTCTCTTTTCGTCTTTCAGATGAATTTGTAAATAAATATAATAACACCCCAGCACCATTTGGTTTCTCAGATGCTGGCTCTAACTCTTTGGGGGAGATTACATTTATTCGTACATATTCTCGTGTTAAGGAAGATGGAACTAAGGAGCGCTGGCATGAGGTTTGCCGTCGTGTAATCGAGGGTATGTATTCAGTACAGAAAAACCATGCTAAAGATAATCGTCTACCATGGAATGATAATAAGGCTCAGAAGTCTGCACAAGAAGCATTCCAGAGAATGTTTGAATTGAAGTGGACACCGCCAGGTCGTGGTCTCTGGGCATTTGGTACCCCTATGACAATGGAGAAGCGTAACTCTGCATCTCTTCAGAACTGCGCTATGGTTTCTACTCGTGATATTGATCGTAATGACCCAGGAGCCCTATTTGCATGGGTGATGGATGCTTTGATGCTGGGTATTGGAGTAGGCTTTGATACTCTTGGACAAGACAAGCAAATGGTTATTTATGCACCTACAGAGCCAGCCTCTATCTATGAAATCCCAGACACTCGTGAAGGGTGGGTAGAATCTGTACGACTTTTGATCAATTCATTTTTACGTCAGAACCAGCCAATTCAGGAATTCAACTATGACCTTATCCGTCCTCTAGGAGCCCCTATTAAGGGCTTTGGAGGCGTTGCAAGCGGTCCAGCACCACTTATTGATCTCCATACACGCATTCGTAATGTAATCGGTTCTAGAGCGGGAGAATCACTTGATAGCCGTGCCATTGTTGATATTGTAAATCTTATTGGTACCTGCGTTGTTTCTGGAAATGTTCGTCGTTCTGCTACCCTTGCACTCGGAACACCAGAAGATAAAGGTTTTATTAATCTTAAGAACCCAGAAGTATTTCCTGAAAGAAATTCATATGATCCAGAAAAGCCAGGTTGGGCATGGATGAGTAATAACTCTATTGCTGCAGAGGTTGGAACTAAATATGAAGACTATGTAGATTTAATTGCAGACAATGGAGAGCCAGGTTTCATCTGGCTTGATGTTGCTCGTAATTATGGCCGTCTTGCGGATGCACCTGATTACAAGGACACTCGCATTATGGGCTTCAATCCTTGTGCGGAGCAGCCATTGGAGTCGTATGAACTTTGTACTCTTGTAGAAGTTCACCTAAACCGACATGAATCCAAGGAGGACTTCCTCAAGACATTGAAGTTTGCTTATCTTTATGGAAAGACTGTAACCCTTATGCCAACACATTGGCAGCAGACAAACGGTATCATGCAGCGTAACCGTCGCATTGGAACATCCCTTACAGGTATTGCAGCGTTTGCTGATGAGCATGGACTTCCAACTACTCGTGAGTGGATGGATGAAGGATATAATACAATTCGTAAATATGACCATCAGTACTCAGAATGGCTATGTGTTCGTGAGTCAGTTCGTGTAACAACAGTTAAGCCATCAGGATCAGTTTCACTTCTTTCTGGCGCTACCCCTGGAGTTCACTGGGGACCAGGAGGAGAATTCTATCTTCGTGCTATTCGCTTTGGTGATCAAGATCCAATGCTTCATTTGTTTAAGGCAGCGGGATATAAAGTTGAAGCAGATTTAGTATCAGCAAATACTTCAGTTGTCTACTTCCCAGTTGCATCTGGACATAAGCGTTCTGAGAAGCAGGTAAGCCTATTTGAAAAGATCGGTTTGGCAGCAACTGCTCAAAAGTACTGGTCAGACAATGGTGTTTCTGTAACTCTTTCATTTGATAAGGAAGAAGAAAAGAAGTTTGTTGCTCCAGCACTCAATATGTATGAGGGTCAACTAAAGGCAGTTTCATTCCTTCCAATGGGTAACAAGACATATCCTCAGCAGCCATATACGGAAATTACAAGAGAAGAATATAACGCATATGTAGGAACAATTGGCAAAATTGATTGGTCTGCTATCTATGATGGTAAGGATAATCTTGATGCAGAATCTGAGAAATATTGCTCAACAGATGCCTGTGAGATCAAGTTATACTAGAGATATGGTATACTGATGGTTATGGATTCCTTAATCAACCCCGAAACTGGCGAACCAATTGTCAAGAATGTACGTAGACAGGTTATTGAAAAGAAGTATAACTGGGGTCTATACGTTTATAAAAAATCAAACGGTAAGTGGTTTACTGATGGCAATGGTGGTATCCTAAATATTGAAGCCATGCGTAATGATCTAACAAAGATAGCAGAATTAAAAGCAGCAGCCAAATATTATGGCGATGAAGGTGATGGGGAAGCCGTCTTTGTTCCTGGACTTACAAGAATTTCTGAAGAAGAGCACTCTGAACAAATGGATCGCATGAAGGCTGGTTTGATTCCGTCAATGAACGACCTTGGTGCATGGCATGCAGCACAACAGACTCTTAATAAAGCAGGCAAGGACGCATTTGATGAATAACGAAGACTATCTTGAAGCCCGTCTAGGCACAACTGAAAAACCAGAAAGCCAATTTAAAAATAGCGATCCATTCAATAAGTCATGGGACGAATTAAAATCTTTGGCGGGACTTGAAGATAATGTCAAGCGTCGTATTACAAGACAAGTAAATAAAGCAATGACACAGGAAGGATATCTTGCTACTAATTCAAACATTGATTTGCTTAGTGCACCATATCTTAATTCAGCAAATGCAGATCCAAAAGGATTAAAGGACTCTGGCTCTAAGGCAATTAATCCTGGATTAGTTTACCGAAATGGATATGGTCTTTTTGATGTAATAACACCGCCATATAATCTTTATGAACTTGCTAATTTCTATGATACATCATTTGCTAATCATGCTGCTATTGATGCAAAGGTAGAGAATGTTGTTGGCCTTGGTTATCGTTTTGATGTAACAGATCGCACTATGATGAGCCTTGAAAATAATTCAGATCAGGGTGCAACAGATCGTGCACGTAAGCGTATTGAAAGAGCAAAATTAGAACTTCGTGATTGGCTTGAATCATTAAATGATGATGATAGTTTTACACGCACAATGGAAAAGATTTATACTGACCTTCAAGCAACTGGAAATGGTTACATGGAAGTTGGTAGAACTGTAAGTGGAGAGATTGGATACATTGGGCATATCCCTTCTACAACAATGCGTGTTCGTCGTATTCGTGATGGATATGTTCAAATCATTGGGCCAAAGGTAGTATATTTCCGTAACTTTGGTGCTACAAATAGAAACCCATTAACTGCAGATCCACGCCCAAATGAAATTATTCACTTTAAAGATTACTCACCATTAAATACATACTATGGTGTTCCAGATATTATTGCTGCACTTCCTTCACTTATTGGTGATCAACTTGCTTCACAGTATAACATTGATTATTTTGAAAATAAAGCGGTACCAAGATATGTCATTACACTAAAGGGTGCAAAGTTATCAGCAGATGCAGAAGACAAGATGTTTAGATTCTTGCAGACTGGACTTAAGTCTCAGTCACACAGAACTCTCTATATCCCACTTCCTGGAGATAATGATCACTCTAAGGTTGAGTTTGATATGAAGCCAATTGAGAACGGTATTCAGGATGGTTCATTTAAAGAATATCGTAAGCAAAATCGTGATGATATTTTAATTGCTCATCAAGTACCAATTTCAAAACTTGGTGGTTCAGATTCAGGTGCAATCGCAGCAGCCCTTGCTCAAGACCGCACATTTAAAGAGCAGGTATCTCGTCCTGAACAACAGCATCTTGAAAAAATAATTAGTAAGATCATTAGAGAGAGAACAGACATTCTTCAGTTTAAGTTTAATGAACTTACACTTACAGATGAGATTGCACAGTCACAAATCCTTGAGCGTTATGTAAAGAACCAGATCATGTTGCCTAATGAAGCACGTGAAATTCTAGATCTTCCACAAGCAGATCATGGAGATACACCTCTTGAATTAAGTCCAAGACAGGCTGCAGATTCAAGAGCAAACGGTAATCGCTCAAGAGATGCAGAAAGAACTAACAGCCAATCAGATGGCTCTGCAACAGTATCTGGACGTAATCCGAAGGGTGAAGGTAGAGCGTCTCAATAACTGAGAAACCTACATAAACATTTGGTATAATGGATTACGATATGAACATAAACAAGGCTTTTTGGACCACTGATGGCGACAATGTTCGCTTATCAATGCCCTTTGGAAAAGTAGATACTGAAAAGAGAATCGTCTCTGGTTTTGCTTCCCTTGATAATGTCGACAAACAGTATGACATTGTTACTACTGAAGCATCAATGAAGGCTTTTGCAAAGTTCCGTGGTAATATCCGTGAAATGCATCAACCATCAGCAGTTGGCAAGATGCTTAATTTTAAAGAAGAAAAATATTTTGATCCAGAAACAAAGAAGTTCTATAAGGGCATCTACGTTTCTACATATATTTCAAAGGGCGCACAAGATGCCTGGGAAAAGGTTCTTGATGGAACATACACTGGTTTTTCTATCGGCGGTAGAATGAATAAGTGGGATGATGCATATAATGAAGAACTTGATAAAACAATTAGAGTTATTAAAGAATATGATCTTGTTGAACTTAGTCTTGTAGATTCACCAGCAAATCAGTTTGCAAGTATTATGTCAGTTGAAAAGGTAGATGGAGTGGATACAATTAAGGGTGACCTCGTAGATGTAGTTGTAGAGAATGTTTTCTATGATGAAGAGACAGGCATTGTTCTTACCTCTGATGAAGAATCATACGTTAGCCCAGTAAGTGGTAACGCAATGAAAAATATTGGTTTTGTAGAAAAGAATGACTCAGATAAAGCAAATATGATAAAGTTCTTAGTTGATAGTGCTAAAGGCATTAATACATCTAAGATTACAAAGGAGGTAAACCCTATGTCAGAAGATACAACAGCAGTAGTTGATGCACCCGTTGCAGAAGCAGAAGCAGTATCCGCAGAGGTCACTCCAGAGGCACAACCAACAGAAGAATCAGAAAAGGCTGAAGTAGTTGCAGAAGCAACTCCAGAAGCAGTAGAAAAGTCTGATTCAGAAGATAGTGCTACATCTTCAGTAGAAGATGCAATTCAGACTCCTGAAGCACCAGCAGCAGAAGATGCTGCAAAGGCTGATGAAGTAATTGCAAGTGCAATTGCAGAAATCAAGGAATCTGTTACTAATGCCTTTGGCGATCTAACAGCAACAATCAAGTCACTTAGTGATGAAGTTGCTAATATGAAGAAGTCTCTTGATGCCACAACAACTGATGTAAATCAGATCAAGGGTACTTTTAATGAAATTGGAAAGAGAGTTGATTCCGTAGAAAAGGACACCGCTTTCCGCAAGTCTGGCGATCTAGGCGAGATCGTGCAGGAATTGGACTCAACCCCAGTTCAAAAATCCCTATGGGGCGGACGTTTCCTCAAATTCTCCGACCTATATAACTAACATAAAAATCACTAGGAGGTGAACAATATGTCAGAAGATATCGTAAAAAACTATCCAGGTACTAGCCAGGGCCACACCCATACAGGTGAAGGCGCAGTAGCATCTGGTTCTACCGCAGACGCAGCAGCCATTGTTAATGGTCGTGAAGGCGTTATGGGTAACATTGATGGTGCAAATTACGGAACATCAGGAAGCCTTGGAGTAAATCCATCAGGTACACCTGGCGGTATCCTATTGCCTGAACAAGCACGTCGCTTCATTGATTATGTGTGGGATGCTACAGTTCTCGCTAAGGATGGACGTAGAGTTACAATGAGAGCCAACACAATGGAACTTGAAAAAGTTAACGTTGGTGAGCGTGTAATTCGTGCAGCAGCACAAGCAGATCCTACATTTACCAATGCAGGCGCTACTTTCTCAAAGGTTGAATTGACTACTAAGAAGATTCGTCTTGACTGGGAAGTATCAACAGAAGCACTCGAAGATAACGTAGAAGGTGGCGCTCTTGAAGACCATCTCGTTCGTTTGATGACAACTGCTTTTGCAAACGACATTGAAGATCTTGCGATCAACGGTGACGGTTCAACAGGAAACTTCCTTTCAATCATGGAAGGCTTTGTCTCAAAGGCAAAGGGCGGAGACTCACACGAGTCAATCGTAACTGTTTCTAACAACAACTGGACAACTCCAGTTCTTCAGGATATCATCCTCGCAATGCCACGCAAGTACCGTGCAATCAAGAACAATCTTAAGTTCTACGCAGGTACAGACGCATTCCAGGGTATTGTCAAGAACAACGGTACACTTGCTGATGCAATTGCAGAAGCATTTACACCACGTCTTGGTGGTACTGAGGCTAACCGTCAGGCATACTACGATGGTAACGCTCAGACATTTGGTGGAGCACGTACAACTCGTGTTCTCGGTGTTGAAGTTCAGGAAGTTCCTTACTACCCTGCAGGCTATGTAGATCTTACATTCCCTCAGAACCGTGTATGGGGATTCCAGCGTGATATCACTGTAAACCGTTTCTACCAGCCAAAGAAGGACACCATTGAATACACAGTATTCGTCCGCTTTGGTATTCAGTGGGAAGAACTTGATGCAATCGCTTTTGCGGATGCAGCATCTGATTCCTAATCGCTAAACGATTGACTTGGGGGACGGTGAAATATCCGTCCCCTTTAGTCATTATTAAGGAGTATTAATGTCATATCCAGGAACACCCCAAGATCACACCCATGTTGCAGAAGGTGCAATAGTTACACTAGGAAATCCAGGTGTAATCATTATGGGTCCAGGAGGCTTACAGGTTAATACAATGGGTACATTAGGTGAAGCAAATATGGGTGATACATCAGGTCCTAATGCTGTAAACCCATCAGGAACTCCAAATGGAATTAGATTACCATCACAAAATAATTTTGGTAGAGGTCGAAGACGACGTTAATTCTGGTATAATGACATAGGAGGAATAATGACTATTATTGAAGATTTATCTAAGAAGACTGTTATGGAGATAAAGTCTTATGCAAAAAAGAATAATATTGATTTATTCGGGGCAACTACAAAACTAAATATGCTTGAGGTTATTGCAAGTTGGACACCAAAAGAAGAGCCAGTGGTTGAAGTTAAAGCAAAAAAAGCAGTAGATAATAAAGTAGCAATTTTCTCAGAAAGCAATATTTTCTGGAATGGTGTTGGGGAAGTTATAAAAGGCTATAATATTGTAACCAAGGAGGTTTCCGAAAAGTGGCTAACTCACAAAAAGGTTCGCATAGCGACACCTCAAGAGGTAGCAAATTACTACGGTAAAAAATCATGATAGTACTAAGACTCCCACCATACCCAATTGAGGTTAAGTACGATGTACCAGACCCAAATACAGATTATTTGTTTACCATTGAAAATGCTCCTAAGACCATTGAGGCATCAGAAGTTTTGACCTCAGATGCGAATTCACAGATTACCTTTACTCTGACTGGTGATTTTGTTACATATGATCATGACTATGCTGTTGCTATTTATGAACTTGTTGATGGCAATCCAGAACACATTTTTGTCGAAGATATTTTAAGTATTGTTCGTCCTTATGTTGATCCAAGAACTTTAGGAACAACAGCAACAGAAATTGCAGAAGCAACATATAATGAGCGTATTGCAAGAGCAATTATTGATTCATTAATTAGTCGTGGATTTACGTTTGAAAAGAAGGTACTTGAGGTTGTAGGGCAGGGAACAGACTACATGCCAGTCTGGGAAACAATTTATAAGATTGATAAAGTTTATGAAAATGGGGTTTTAGTATTTGATTATCAACAAACTCCATCTGCACTTGGAGAGTTTGATTATTTAATTACACAAGATAGAACTGCAATTGTCAAGGTTCCAGTTGGCACCTCATCAGGTGAAACAAAGAATCGTAATGAGCGTAAGCCATTAAAGTATAGAGATGCTGGATCAGATTCATTTTATACATATGCTCCATATGAAAATTTTGACAATATGTGGACTAATACAAGAAATCCAGCAGTGTCTTTCCCTGAAGGGTTTGACTATATATTTATCTATGAAGCAGGGTATAAAGTTATTCCAAACGATGTACGTGATGCAGTAGGTATGCTTATTGATGACCTTAAGTGTGGAAAGATGGATCACTATAAATCATATGTAAGCGAATACCAAACAGATCAGTTTAGACTTAAGTATGATTCCTCAAAGTTCTTTGGAACTGGAAATATTCTTGTTGATATTATTCTTGACAAATATGTAACAGACTTGCGTACACCAGGGATTTTGTAATGCATGGTGCATCTGTAAACTTATGCGAAAAACCAGATTTTTTATATCCAATGCTTGCTGATGTTTACTATGCAATTATTACACAAAACGAATATGGCAAAGCAGTCAAGGAGTGGATTTTTGATAGGACTATTGCCTGTAATGCACAACCTCTTACAAAACGAACACAAGAAGAGATGGCTCCAGCAGTATTCCTACAGTATGATGGAAAACTTGTTGCAAGATCAAGGGTAGACATTAGAACATCAAGTAAAAACGATAATAATAATATAACCAATATACTATTAACCAATATCAGACTTCCTGGGGATAATATTGTTTATAGAGAAACAGCAGGTATTAGAAATGGAAGAGGTACAATATTTGAAGTTGCCACTTTTGAGCCATTTGTTGGTGGGCTTCAGTCAATTGAATATTATAATATGATGCTTCGTAGATCAGAAAATC